ACATCAGCAACTACGAGCCCAGATGCATCCGATGCCACCGAATCTTCGATGACGCCGGAAAGAACCGTGAGCGGAACATCAAAGGCCAGTTCGCTCCCAACGACGAACCCGAACCGTACACAATCCCAGCACAGACCACCGCCGACGCGACCGAACGAGTGGCCGCATCGAACGCCGAACTGGTGCGCAGATTGGGGAACCATGACCAGAAGAATCCTTGACCTGTTCTGCTGCGCCGGTGGTGCTGGCACAGGTTACGAACGTGCCGGCTTCGATGTGTACGCGATCGACCTGGACCCGCAACCGAACAACCCGCACCCGTTCCACCAAGGTGATGCACTCGAAGCCCTCCGCACGGTCATCGCTAGCAGACGAATCGAGTTCACACACAAGGACGGCCGAGTCGAATCGCTGTCACTGGATGAGTTCGACGCCATCCATGCGAGCCCACCATGCCAGGGATACACAACCATGTCCGCCAAATACCCGGTAGCACAAGCGCTCTGGCCTCAGCTCATCACCCCCACCAGGAAACTGCTCGAAGCCACGGGCAAGCCGTACGTGATCGAGAACGTTGCCGGTGCACGGAAGCACATGCGCTCTCCGATGAAGCTCTCCGGTGGGATGTTCGGTCTGGGTGTGGAGCGGCCGCGGCTATTCGAAAGCAATATCCCGCTGCAGTCGCTCCCTTTCCGCCGCGCAGATCCGGTGGTCGGTGTATACGGCCGCTCACATGACGGTCGTCGGCTATGGACCCGCGCTGACGGCACCGAACTGCGCGCCGCACGAACGTTGGCGGAAGGTCGCCTGGCAATGGGCATCGGGTGGATGGAATGGCACGAACTCACCGAAGCCATCCCGCCAGCCTTCACCGAACACATCGGGATTCAACTGCTCGAGCACATCAGCAAGGAGGCCGCAGCATGACCGATTCTCTCGATTGGCGCGCTGATGCGAACTGCGCCACCACCGACCCAGACCAGTTTTTCAGCGGCTCCGAGACGACTATCCGTACCCGCATGATCTGCCACGCATGCCCCGTGATGGAACAGTGCCGGACCTACGGGATCGAGAACGAACCCGAGTGGGGTTTGTACGGCGGCTTGACACCCAAAGAACGACGACGAATCAGAAAGGACGGAGCCGCATGACAACAACTGATGTATATCGCCTCTACGCGGGCGATCTCGAAGACGGACTCGATCTGGTTTACGTCGGCATCAGCTCCGATGCTCGCGGCCGTTTCCGTCAGCATCGCAAACGTGGGTTCTGGGAGTTCGTTACCTACGCGACGGTCACCACCTATGCCACTCGAGACGGAGCCGAGGCTGTCGAAGCGCACGCAATAGCGACGGAATCCCCGTGGTTCAACATCCATCCGGGATCTTGGCGTGCGCGACACGCGAACGTCGCTGACGTTGAGTGGCACGAGTTCGCTGGCTACGCCGAGTATCCCATCGGACTATCAGATGAAGAGTGGGCGGCCTGATGGGTTGGGCGAGATTGGATGACAGCTTCCATGACCATCCGAAGCTCATCGGGCTTTCCCTCGAAGCGTTGGGCCTTTGGGTCAAATGCTTCACCTGGGCTCACCGGCATCACGGCACGAGCGCCATCGTGGGCTTCCTGCCGAATGGGTTGCCAGAAACATTCGCGGGTTCGCGTGGGCGAAAACTTGGTAACGAGCTGATAACGCACCGCCTCTGGGATTCAGTGGACGGAGGCTGGGTCATCCACGACTACGCCGATTATCTTCCCGCGTCCGAGAAGCCGACAACGGCCAACGAAGTGAGAAATGCCCGGTCAGAGGCAGGAAAGCGCGGAGCGGCAGCCAGATGGGACAAGGCCGAGGCCAAGCAAGACGATGCCAAGTTGCCATCGGATGGTGATGGCAAACCGATGCCCCCGACCCGACCCGACCCGAACCCGACAGCTACTGAAGTAGCTGAAAGAACAAACGGCGGTCGAGTGACCGAACTCTTCGATCAGGCATACGAGCACTGGCCCAAGAAGGTCGACCGGAAATTGGCCCTCGAGCGGTTCACGGCAGCAGCCAAGAAACGACACCCCGAACAACTAGCAGCAGACGTTAGGCGATTCGGTGATGCCTACCTCGCAACAACCGAGAAGAGGTACGTCCCCGCTCTTGGCGTGTGGCTGGGTCACGAACGGTGGACCGACGAACTGCCGACCGCATCAAGCAGGGGCTACGAGCAGAAACCGACCCCGGAGCAGCGAGCGAGACAGACGATTCAGCTCGCCACCGATATCGACTTGAGAGGAATCGAACAGTGACGAATGACGAAGTAGCGAAAGTGTTGGCCCGCATCCAGCTGGGCGACAACCGGCAAGTGGATCGGGCGACTCTCCTGGACTGGATTGACACGATCGGTGACCTCGATTTCGCGGACTCGATCGCAGCCGTGGTGATGCACCGCCGTGAGTCGACCGCATACCTACTCCCGGCACACATCAGGGCGAACGTGAAGACGATCCGGGCACGCCGGGAAAGGGACGCGCGGTTGGCTCTCCCGCGACCGGAACCGAAGCCGATCACGTTGGTCGGTTGGGCAGCTAAGGACAACCGATGACCCAAGCCGATTACGCGGCGGATCTGTTCTTCGCCTCATTCACCCCAGCGCTATTCAACGACTACGAATACCGCATCTTCCAGCAATACCAACTCAGGAGAACCAAGTGACCGACGAATACACACCGACGACGGAACAGGTGAAACGGATATACGTACGCACCGCACGTCAAGCATTCATCGCATCAACCGGTGAACACGAAGCCGAGTTCACCCGGTGGCTAGCTGGCATCCAGCGAGCAGCGTGGGACGAGGGATTCGCCGCGGCAGACATCAGTCGCCCGACCAGTCGCAAGGGGCATTGGGAAGACGGGGCCCGCAAAGGCATCCGCACTTGGATTCCCGACCCGCTCCCGACGAACCCCTACATCGAGGATTCCAAGTGACCACGCAGCTTGAGAAAGAGATCGCAAGGTTGGTGGGCATCGGTATTGATGTCACCAACCATCCGACATTCCCGTACGCGGAACCAATCATCCGACAGCAGAACACGAACGAGCAGGAGAACAACTAATGGCCGACAACAAAGCGATCAGAGACGGAGTGTACGGGTACGTATCCGGCACCGTGGGCCGCAGTTTCCAGCACAAGAACGGGCGCGCGTTCGAGCTCGAGGTGAAAGACCCGAAGCAGCAGTACGGCGACAAATGGACGATCTGGGCTGACCTTCCTGTGGCTGAAGGTGACCGTGTGTCCGTGAAGGGGTGGCTGGGGATCTCGAAGGAGAACTACACGAAGGATGGCGAGCAGAAGACCGCGATCCGTCGCAGCGTGAACTCTGCCGAACTCGCTGCACACGAACCGAACGCTGCCACTGCTGCACCTGCACAGGAGCCGTGGTCTGCAACACCACCCGCAGCCGACGTGTGGAATGCGCCGACGAGTGACGAGGGGCTGCCGTTTTGAGCGACGTTCCGATTTGGCTTCCGGTGGCAGTTCTGCACGACCCGCGCGATTTCGGTGAGGACTTCTAATGACCGACACCAGCACTCATACCTGTGCTCGTTGCCGCACCCCGTACGGTGTCAGCGAAATCCCTTGCCCCGCCGACCTCGCCACCCAGCAGGTGACCGCGCATGCTCTCGCGGATGCCGAGATCATGCGCCAACACCTCGCTGATCAGTCCGAATATTGGGCCACCCATGACCGGGCGGACAACATCCCCGACTGGTCCGACCTCACCGCGGAAGAACAGATGGTCGAGGACGAGGGCCGCTACCTGATCGAAAACGGTGGGATTGCGTTCGGGAATGAGGATGACTGATGCGCGCACACGAAGCGATCACGCCAAGCGCACAAGCAGAGATTGAACTAACAGCTGCATCAATCGGAACTCTTCTGATTGCCGGACACGATGTGATGCAGAAAATCGCTGACAACGTATGGCTGAGAGCAGAAGACGACAGCCAACACGGAACCCCCGACATAGCCGATTTTCACGGCCGCTCAGGGTACTCGCTTATCACCGAATCAAAGGAGTCCTGATGTCTACCCCTGACCCCGAAGCCACACAGGCCGCGGTCCGCGCCGCGCTCGAGAGTCGCGAGTACTACGAGGCGAAGCCGCACAAGGCTTACGCAGACCTCATGGCGGTGCTCGGCATTCTTGACGGCGAACGGGCCCCTGACCCCGAAGCACCGATTGAGTGCCCGCACAGCGGCCCGACGGAGAAGAAGTTTGGCGGGGCCATCATCTGTGGCCATTGCCGCCTTGTCATCGGCCATTGGAAGCCCTCGCAGCCAACTGCCCATCTCAACCGGAAGGACTACCCGAATGCCTGACCCCGAAGAAACCGAACGGGCGAACCCGATAATCGCCCGAGCGCAGGAACGAGGATGGACCTCACCCGTTCATGCCGCCCGACTATTGCGCTGTATCGACGACAAGCAGCCCATGCCCGGGCATATCGAGGTCGACTGGAACGATTTTGTTGCCGCAACCCCCGAGCAAGTCGACCAAGCCCGCGTTGCCCTAAAGCGCATGGCGGTTTCGGAGGAAACCCAAGTGGCAGACGAATATGACGCTGAGACTGCTGTTGTGTGGGCGTTTGAATCACTCAAGGACAAGCCGGAAACCAACGATCAGCGACGCCAGCGCATACGCCTGAACTACTTCCTTGACGGCCCCACCGAGGAAGCCCGACGGCTGCTCATGACCGACTTTGACGAATGGCTAGAGGAACACGACGCCGCCCTGCACGCGGCAACTCTTAACTCAGAGTTAAGAGTTGGCCTGTCCGAGTCCGAGATGCGCCGGGAGGAGAGCTGATGCCCATCGTTGGTACGGACAACCCGAACACGGGCAGGCACTTATGCAATCCGCCTTACTGGTTCGTTCGCAAATGGGCGGTCTGGCAGTGCCCGTTCTGCACCGCCCTATGGCGAAAAGAGCCACCCCAATATGAAGACATGGACCAGTGGACGATGCACCCTTACTCTCCCCCCTCGCCCTTCAAGGAGACGCGCAATGGCTGACGAATACGTACCAACAACCGAAGAAATCCGCGATTACGTGGAGGTCGGTGGAGAACCGCGACCATGGATGCCACCTGAACCCACCAAGGACGCTGCACGCGCCGCCGCATTCGACCGGTGGTTGGCTGCTCATGATGCCGAGACACGCCGCGACCAAGCCGAGAAAGACGCGGGTATAGCGGAGAGCATCCGTGACGACGAGGTAGCCCCGCGCTGGCGTACAGCCACGCTCATCCGCGCCCAGTTCGCCACCCCTTCACCCGAGACGGAACAGGAGAACACACGATGAGCCGAGAGCAACTGGTGCGCTTCATCTATGCAGTCCTCGATCGCACCGAAATGTACGACGACGAAGGCTTGCTGCGGACGACCGAGACCATCGACAAAGACCCATGGAGCATCCCCGACCTCACCGACACTGGTGCCGCCGCGATACTCGCAGACGCACTCATAGCCGCCAACCTTGTGACCCCTTGCGAACGGAGAACCAGATGAGCGATGACAGACACGACCTGCTGCTGGAAGCCGTCGAAGCACTCACCAAACCGCGGCGAGTAACCACATGGCAACCCAGCCACGAACACGACTGGAAACCATGCACCGGATATCACGACGAACGTAAACAAGTCCGATGCACGCTGCTCGAATGTGACCTCGAAATCTGCACCGATTGTGGGTCGCTGCGAGTTATCGGCACTGAGGACGAGGCAGCCAGCACCTACGACAACATGGTCACGGAACTGCACCCACCACTGCTCACCATGCTCATCGAAGGCAACGGGTCCAGCTCAGGCGGCAAATCATCCGACCCCGGAATACCGATCGACGCCGATGCCCTCGAACTGTGGGGGCAAGTACGCGACCTCATCCGGTTGTGGTGCAAGAAACTCCATGTGCCATTCGATGACGACCTGCTCTCGTCGACGGTGCAGTGGTATCGGGCCCACGCCAACGCGGTCAGGTCTGGTCGAGTGTCTGAAGTGGTTGACCATGACGTGACCCGGATGGTTCAGGGCTGGGTGCGGATGATCGAAGCGAAGTTCGACCCACCAGAGATCCGCGAATGGACCGGACCATGCCCCGAATGGCGACTGCTGGTCGATGAGAGCGGAAACGAATCGCACACCCGCTGCGGCGCACGACGTGTCACCGTCAACGGCAGCGAACGGTTCGCAATCAGCATGGACATCACCCACGGCGCAGCAAACTGCTGCGTCTGCGGGAAGGTGTGGAACAGCCGCACATGGATCGCTGACCTGCGCTACGAATCGAACTTGTACGAGGTGGAACGCGCCGAACAGGAAGACGAACGAACGGCCGAAATGGTGCGACTCGCCAACGCAGAAAAAAATTCCCAAATCGCCATGTAAAACCGCAACAGATGTGCAATAATCAAAACCACTACACGTGCGCTCTCAAAAAGCCCACTACGAGGAAAGGCATCGGCTTCGGTCGGTGCCTTTTTTTGTGCCCGAAAACGGACGCACCCACCTCACACTTCCGATCACCTGGGACACATCAGACAGCCTCGAGCGTCAACGCCAGCCGATGAATCGGAACACCTGTCCGACAAGGGCAAACAAAAACCAGCCACATACCCACTAGGGCGGCTGGTCATAGCGCCGTCGCTGCCAGAAGTGCGACACCGCGAAGAGCGGGCATCCGAGGTGAGCCTGACGTTTTCCGTCTAGCCCTAGGCTCTGCCCGCTCTTCGCATTCCCACCCCTTGTCGGAAGTGAGCCGCAATGTCGTTAGTCGCACGTCTCGAAGCTGCCAAGCCGAACCCTAAGCCGAAGTTCGAGCTCTGGGTTGAGAACCTTCCCGCCATAGAACGCGAATCACTCATCGCCGCCGCGAAAGACCCGGCATGGCGAAACGTCGCACTTCTGGCTGTCCTCAAAGACGAAGGCGCACCCGTGAGCAAAGAGCTATTCGCCAAGTGGCGCAACAATGTCGCTAGCTGACCGCCTGTTCGCCGTCCCTGTCGAATGGCAGGCCCGCGAACTGAAAGACGGCCCCGACTTCGAAACCGTCACCGGCCCGATCGCCCCCGTCAAGAACGACGAAGACCTCATCCGCCAGTTCGGATACGACCCCGCCGAAATCGAAATCGTCGGCAACATCGGCCAATGGCGCAAACAAATGGCCGATGGTTCTTGGCGTGTCTCCTACCGGTTCAGCCACCGCGCCAAAACCGCGAACCTCAACCTCCCCGCACTGTACGCAGCAGCCAAGAAACGGCCCGCTAAGCCCCTCAGCCCCGTCCCGACGGGCCGCACAACCATCCCGGTACTCGCGGACGTTCAGGCTGGCAAGGTCGGCTCACGCGGGGGCACACCAGAACTCATTGATCGGCTCCAAGCCACCCGCGAAAAACTCGACCAGCACCTCCGCACCCACCGACCCGAAGCAACAGTCCTAGCCGAAGCCGGTGACCTGTTCGAAGGGTTCGAATCCGGTGGCAACCCCATGTTCACCAACGACCTCTCGCTGGCCGAACAAATGGATCTCGCATCCACTGAGGTTTACGAGTTCGTGAAACTTCAAGCACGATACGGACACGTCGACATCATCGCAGTCCCGTCGAACCACACTGCTTGGCGAAACGGCAAACAACAGCTCGGACGCCCCGGAGACGACCTCGGACTGCTATGCCACCGACAGGTGCAGAAAGTCGCAGAAGCTGCCGGCCTCGACGCAACATGGCACTACCCGCCCATGTACGACGAAGCCGTCACCATCGACGTTCGCGGCACAACCGTTGGGCTCGTCCACGGTAACCAGTACGGTCCCGGTGGTGCGCCACTGTGGTGGTCCAAGCAGCAGCACGGCGGACAACCGATCGGCGCATCCGACGTCCTAATCTCAGGTCACTACCATCACCTGTCCGTCCAACCAACCGGACGCAACCCCTACACCGGGAAGTCGAAATGGTGGCTACAAGCACCAACCCTCGACAACTCGTCCGACTGGTTCCGCAACCGTGCAGGTGACGACAGCGACCCTGGCCTGCTCGTCTTCGACATCACCGACGACGGCTTCGACCTACAGTCACTCACCGTTCTCTAACCCGCGCCGATGGAGACGCGACCAAGGACCAACACCATGGACTGGCAAACCGAACCACACGAACTCGACCCGGCCATCGCTGAAGCTGCCGACCACATCAACAAACTACTGCCAACGCGGTACCTCGAACCACTCATCACGGCTAGGGACTGCGAGTTGAGTGGCTTCAACCTGGCCGACGTCCTCGAAGCCGCGAAAAGGAATGCGCCATGACCAACATCATCCGCACCACCTGCGACTGCGGCACAACCAAAACCAACGAACACAACTACATGATCTGCGACCACTGCGACACACCCTGCAACATCAAAAACTGTGGACTCTGCCGAATGTACGTCACCGCAATCTCACGACGACTCAACCTCAAATGACCGACAACCTCACCCCAGCCGAAGCAGCCGGCGTCAACATCGCAACACGACTCGAACCCCGAGTGCTCGCGGAGTTACGGGACTGGCTCGATACGCATGACGTGTGAGCCGATCGCATATGACGGGTTCGCAGCCCCGATCTACGAATGGCAGGTAGACGATGCCAGCACGAGGCAGAGTATGGAATCGAGAGACAGCAGCCTTCAAAGCTGAATGCAAGAAGGTCAACGCAGCCTGCTGGAACTGCGTCATGGGCAACGAACCCATCGACTACGACAGCCCATACGACGCACAGAACTACAACCCACGCCGCTTCACCGTCGACCACAAGACCCCAACCTCACTCGGCGGCGACCCACTCGCACGGTCCAACTGGGCCCCCTCGCACGCGCGCTGTAACAGTAGCCGCGGCAACACCACACGCGGACAATTCCCCACGTCCCGAGCCTGGTGAGCGCTATAACAACTGAACACAAAAGAACCACGGACTAATTACCCGTGACAGAAAGGCCCAGCATCCAAGGTGCTGGGCCTTTCGCATTCCTTGGAGATGTCATGCCCACCTGCCAGAAGTGCGACAAGCCCAGCAAATCCCTCGGTCTATGCAGCACTCACTACAACCAGACACGACCCAACCGTCACCCTCGCGTCACGAAGGCATGCGACGCATGTGGAACCCAGTGCAGCAAGGAAGCCCGATCGCAACGGTACAAAGGTACGTACTGCTCGGAACTGTGCCGCGACTATGCGACGTGGGGACCGACGAGCTGCACCTTCCCGAAGCCGAAGCGCAGGGTTGCAACGCCCAAGCCACCATCGGCAGCACGATCGGTGGAGTGTGGATGGTGCGGCAACGCATTCCAAACCACACGAACTCGAGCGAGGTTCTGCACACCTCGTTGCCTTGACCGGTTCAAGAAAGCAGCACGGCGCGGACGCGAGCACAACGCATACGGCACCTACTCATGGGCAGAGCTTGCCAAGCTATGGAAGACCTTCGAGAAGTGCTGTGCATACTGTCGCAGACCCACACCACTCGACAAGATCCAGGCCGAGCATGTAGTTGCACTCAGTCGTGGTGGTGCCAACAACCTGACGAACCTTCTCCCCTCCTGCTCGGCTTGTAACAGTGACAAGCGCGACCTTGCCCTGTCCGATTGGGCACTAGACAGGGAGCGCCGCCACCTAGCCCCTGTCATCACCTCGTGGTCACATGCTGACCCTCTGTATCGACACCTCACATCGACTCTCACTTACCTCGAACCCCTGGCCGCCTAGAGGGGAAGGGAGCAGGGGGTAAATCAATTCAGGGCGGTGTACCTCCGGGGCGGCAACCTTTTTATTCGCGACAGAATTTCGAGCTTTGAGGCGGTGCATGGTGGCCGTTTTTGATGATGTGACGACCGAGTTGGACCGTCTTGAGGTTCAGGGTTGGCAGCGCTCGGTTGCTCTTGCTTTGGCGGAGGCGATTGATGAGAAGGCGAATGCGTCGATGGCTTCGGAGTTGCGTGCGTTGATGGCTTCGGTTGGTTCTAAGGCTGTTGTGAAGCCTGCTGCTGTGGTTAGTGATGATTTGAAGAGTCAGCGGGAGAAGCGTCGTGCCGAGTCTCGTTCTGCCAAGAGTTCGTAGTGTTCCGAAGTACAGTTTTTCGTCTGGTGTTGAGGCGATTGAGTTGGCGGCGTCTGCTGGTCTGATTTTGGATCGTTGGCAGCGTGAGGCTGTGATGGACATTTTGGCTGAGAAGCCGAGTGGTCAGTGGTCGTCGTTTGAGGCGGCTCTGATTTTGCCCCGCCAGAACGGGAAGAACAGTGTTCTTGAGTGCATCGAGTTGGCTGGTTTGTTCCTGTTTGGCGAGCAGCTCATTATTCATACGGCGCATGAGTTCAAAACTGCGCAGGAAGCGTTTCGGCGTATCCGCAGCCTGATCGAGAACACTCCTGAGTTGTTTGACCAGTTGAAGAACGATGGTCGTTCGAACGGGATTTTGACTGGTGCCGGCAATGAGGGCATCGAGTTGAAGACGGGTCAGCGTCTCCGGTTTCTGGCAAGGTCGGGTAACTCGGGTCGTGGGTTTTCGTGTGATCGTCTGATTTACGACGAGGCGTATGATCTGCCGGAGGAGACGATCGCGGCGTCATTGCCCACGATGTCTGCTCGCCCGAATCCGCAGCTTCTGTATACGTCGTCGGCGGCGCTTGATAAGTCGATTGTGTTGAAGTCGGTTATGAAGCGCGGTCGTGAGGGTGGCGACAAGAACCTCTGTTACATCGAGTACAGCGCTGATCCGAAGGCTGATCTTGATGATCACAAGGCGTGGCGTGATGCGAACCCTGGCACTGAGGCTGGGCGTATTCACATTGACTTCATCGAGAAGGAACGTTCGGCGCTGTCGGAGGTTGCGTTTGCTCGTGAACGTCTCGGGATTGTGGATGAGTCGCAGGGCGCGACGGTCATCGACATGGATGTGTGGGAGCGGCGTGCTGATGCGTTGTCGTCTCCGCTTGATCCGGTTGCTTTCGCTATTGATGTGAACCCGGATTCGTCGTTTACGTCGATTGCGGTGGCGGGTCGTCGTGCTGATGGTCTTGTTCACACTGAGGTGGTTGAGCGTAAGCGCGGCACCGGCTGGGTTGTTGACCGTGTTGAGGAGTTGGTTGCTAAGTGGTCGCCGTTGTCGGTGACGTTGGATGCGATCGGCCCGGCTGGTTCGTTGTTGCCGGCGTTTTCTGAGCGTGGCGTTGAGATCGATGTTGTGTCGATGACTCAGTACGGGCAGGCGTGTGGGCAGTTCAAGACGTTGGTTGATGATGACCGGCTCCGGTTCAAGGAGCAGTCGGGTTTGACTGCGGCTCTTGAGTCGGCTCGTAAGCGTCCGCTTGGTGATTCTGGCCTGTGGGGTTGGCATCGCCGCGATACGACGGATATCACACCTCTTGTTGCGGTCACATTGGCTACGTATGCGTTTTCCCGGAATTTGGCTCCTGTTGAGCCTGAAGACAATACCGTTCTCGTTTTTCGTTGATCTTGATTGGAGATCCGTTGGACATCTCCATGAGTATCAATCTCAGTGTGACCGAGCGGTCGCTGCTGACTAATTTGAAAGCGACCCTGGATCGTTCGCGGGCTCGCACCTCGACCTTGAATGACTATTACGAGGGCGAGCAGAAGCTTGAGCAGTTGGGGCTTTCGATCCCTGACGAACTCAAGGATTTCGCCGTCATTCTCGGGTGGCCGCGGACGACGGTCGATTCTGTGGAGCGACGGTTGGATGTGCAGGGGTTCCGGCTTCCGGGTAAGTCTGCTGATGCTTCCTTGTGGGAGGTTTGGCAGTACAACAACATGGATGAGCGGCAGACGTTTGCCCACACGGATGCTCTGGCTCTTGAGCGGTCGTATATCTGTGTCGGGACGAATGAGCAGGATCGTCGATTCCCGCTGATCACGGTCGAGTCTCCTATGGAGATGGTTGCGATTCGTGACCCGCGGACGCATCGGGTCATTGCCGCTTTGCGGTCGTACGATCCGGGCGGAGTGGATGGTCTTTCGCCGGATCAGCGCATCACCCTCTATTTCCCGAACCGCACCCTGTGGCTTCGTCTGAATAACGGCAAGTGGGAAAACGAGTTCGAGCCTGACGTTCACAACCTGGGCACTGCTCCGGTTGTGGTGATGGTGAATCGCAACCGTGCCACTCGCCGTAAGGGGTCGATCATGGAGGGTGTCTCGGAGATGTCGGACATTATCCCGATCGCCAATTCAGCGTCTCGGGCGGTCACGAACGCGCAGTTGGCGCAGGAGACGATGGCAGCCCCCCAGAGGGGCGTTCTTGGCGCTACCAAAGGTGATTTCATCGGTGCGGACGGGCAGCCGCTGTCGGCTTGGCAGGCATATTTCGGTTCCGTTTGGGCGATGGCGAACAAGGACGCTAAAACGTTCCAGTTCGACGCTGCAGATCTGTCGAACTTCGAGAACATCGTGAACATGTACGCCCGTCTCGCTTCTGGCGTCACAGCGCTTCCGGTGGAGTATTTCGGTTTGAACACTCAGAACCCGCCGTCTGCTGATGGGCAGCGTGCAGGTGAGACACGGTTGATCAAAAACGCCGAGCGCAAGCAGGTCGGTTTCGGTCATTCGTGGGAGTCGGTTCAGCGTCTGGTGATGCGGTTCCGTGACGGCGTTTGGGATACCGATGCTCGCCAGCTTGAAGCGATTTGGCGAGATGCGGGCACTCCGACTGTGGCTCAGATGACTGATGCGGTTGTGAAGCGTTTCCAGGTCGGTTTGATCGATTGGGAGACGGCGCAGGAGCGGTTGGGGGAGACTCCGGCCGCTATTGAGCAGATGAAGGATCGGCGTGCTGCTGATTCTGATGCTGCTGTTGGTTTTGGAGTGCAGGCGGCAACTGAGGCGGTCTAATGGTTTCCCCAGCGGATCTCGCGGACGCACGTCAACGTCGCCTCATTGAGATCAACGCGCTTGCCACTACGAGGGCGCTCAGGGCGTGGTCGCAGGTCGACTACGACGACCTGGACGGTTCATGGGCTGCTCTGGCACCTCAGATTGTCGGGCAGACGGCTGGTGCGCAGCTTGCATCGGCTCGAGGTGCGGATTCGTACACGGCACAGTTTGCCAAGTCGTACGACTTCGACGCCACGAGCTCGCAAATAATCCCGGAAGCGTTCGCGGGTGTTGATGGTGCAGGTCGTGATGTGGAGGGGGTCCTTTTCGGCGCTGTGACGACCACGAAACAGGCCGTCGGTGCAGGGTTGGGCCGCGCCCAATCCCTCGAGGCCGGCGCAACGTACCTTGCCGCGATCATGAAGACGGTCATTTCTGATCTTGGCCGCGCTTCGGACATCACCGCAGCTACTGGGCGTTCTTACACCCGTTATGTGCGGGTTGTGTCGCCTGGTGCGTGCTCTCGGTGTGCGATTCTTGCGGGCATCTCCAGCTATGAGAGGGCGTTCAAACGTCACCCGGCGTGCAAGTGCACGACCGCTCCTGTGATGGATGGTGAGGCTGCCGCTCCGAAGGGGTTCCATTCTTCCCCAGAGGAATACTTCGACTCGTTGAGCGATGCTGAGCAGGATCGGGTGTTCACGAAGGCGGGTGCGCAGTCGATCCGTGACGGTGCTGAGTTGCAGAAGGTTGTTTCTGCTCGCCGTGGAGCGAAGGGTGTCGGGTATTCTTCCGCGATCGGCGGCAAGAGTCGTCCCGGTGACCCGCGGGGCCATTTCGTGAAGACCACGATTGGTCGCCGCCCTGACGGAAGCCCCGTGCAGGTCTACACGACCACCGAGGGCACCACGGTTCGCGGTACTTTCGGTCGAAACCAACGCCAATCGGCAGTCACCAGGCTTTCTGGCTCCCGCTACACGTCAACCACCCGCGTGCGTCTGATGCCCGAAAGCATCAACGAAATAGCGGGAAACGACCTGGCGCTACGGCAGGCGTTCCTCCGAGACGCCGGCTACATGACTACCCCGCGGCTGTCCGCTACAGAGCGGATCGCGCAGGAACGCGCCGATCGCATCTTGGTCGACCGCGCAACCCGGAAGTTCAGCAACTTCTACCTCGGCTAAGCCGACACAGACCCCCGCCCTACGCGATGTTTGGCGGTTTCATCCAGAGCGATTTTGGAGACAAACCCAATGCCCGAAAATGACAACCCCACCCCCGGCAACCCGAGCGATTCGGACGCACTGGGAGATGCAGGCAAAGCGGCACTTGCTGCCGAGCGGAAGCGCGCCAACGAAGCGGAAAAGGCCAACAAAGACCTCGCCGCGCAGTTGAAAGCGATCGAAGACGCAGACAAATCGGATCTCGACAAAGCCAACGAGCGCATCAAGACGCTCGAGGCCGAGAATGCCACCCTCAGCACCGATGTGCAGTCGAAGGATCTCACGATCACGAAACTGAACGTCGGTATTGCGGAAGGGCTTCCCGCGAATCTGATTGCCCGCCTGCAGGGAACAGATGAGGACACGTTCAAGACGGACGCGGCCTCGCTGAAGGAACTCATTCCGGGCGACACACCGCAGTCCCCGTTCCCCAAGGCTGACCCGTCACAGGGGCCGAAGGGCAAGACGGGCATCACCTCTAACGCCGCAGCGTTCGCTGAACAGCTCGGTGACTTTTAGCCCTTGAAAGGGGAACAATCATGGTCGACGTAAGTCGCTCTACCACCGGGATCACACTGACCCCGGAACAGTCTCAGGAGATTTGGTCGAAGGCTGACTACGCCTCCGCAGTTCTTCAGCTCGCGAACCGTGTCAACCTTCCCGGCTCCGGCCTTTCGGTCGACATCATCACTGGTGAGCCGACCGCGAACTGGGTTGGAGAAACGGCGATCAAGCCGCTCTCACGCCCCACGTTCAGCTCGAAGCTGATGACCCCGTACACCGCGGCGGTCATCGTGCCGTTCTCGAACCAGTTCAAGCGGGACAAGGCGGCTCTCTACAACGAGATCGTCCGCAAGCTTCCGCAGGCGCTGGCGAAGAAGCTCGACGCGACCGTGTTCGGCAGTGATGCTGTCCCCGGTAGCAACTTCGACACTCTCGCGGGTGCGGCAACGGTTGGCATCGCGGGCAAGACCTACAACGGTCTTGTTGCGGCCGACCAGGCCATCGCGGTCGGCGGCGGCAACCTGAACGGTTGGGCGCTGTCCCCCCAGGGTCGCGGCATCCTTCTGGGTTCCGCAGACACCACCGGTCGCCCGCTGTTCATCAACAACGTGCAGACCGATGGTGCCGTTCCCGCGCTGCTCGGTGCGCCGGTGTTCGCAACTCAGGGCGTGTACCTGGCCGACTACAACGGCGCGACTGCAGGAACCGACAACCAGCTCGGTTTCGCCGGCGACTGGACGTCAGCGCATGTTGGTGTCGTTGAGAACATCAGCCTTTCCATCAGCGAGCAGGCATCGGTCACCGATGGTGGCACGGTCCTGAACCTGTGGGAGCGGAACATGTTCGCTGTCCGCGCTGAGTTCGAGGTTGGGTTCCGCATCCGCGACATCGCCCACTTCGTGCGCCTCTCCAACGCGGTCCAGGCGTAACCGTCATGGGCGTCCTGATGAGCGCTCAGGGCACGCCGGGAGTTGTCGAGATTCCTGACGCGCTCGTTGAGCAGTACAAGTCCGCAGGTTGGACGGAAACCGAGAAGCCCGCTGAAGAGAAGCGCGGCCCGGGCCGTCCGGCGAAAACCAAAGAGTAGAACGGAGGGTGCGCAATGGCTACCAACCCAGCAACCGAAAACGACCTGGCTAACCGGTCATTGCGCACCCTCACCCCTCAGGAACTGCAGGTGGGTGGTGTCCTTCTTGATGATGCCTGGAACATCATCAACTCGCGTAACGCCACCGTTGGAACGCGGCTGGATGCGTTGCCCGCAAACCTGGTGTTCTCTGCACTGATTGTGCAGATCGAATGCGCAATGGTGTTGCGTGTTCTGAACAACCCCGATGGGGTGCTCGAGGAAGCCGGCGATGACTATCGGTTCCGACGTGACGCGGCACTGTCCACCGGTTCGTTGTATTTGTCGGACGCTGAACTGGCGCTGATCGGTGCCGGCGACAGCACCTCGGATGGTGCGTTCACCATCAAGACGACTGCAGCCGGTCGTGGCCGCGGTTATTGGTCGGACACCACTACATGGGTGCCGCTGCCGTGAGCCGCGCATCGGTACTCGCAAAAGGTCGCGCTTTCACGGAAGCGTCGATGACTGACACTTGCGTGATCCGTCGCGCCGGGGGTTCCCCGGTGTTGAACGAAGAAACTGGTCAGTATGAGCCGTCCTTTGTGGACGTGTATTCGGGCCCATGCAAGGTGAGGTTCATTACCAGCACTGTTTCGGAGCAGGACTACCAGTCGCAGACGGTGGTTGAGCAGCAGGTTGTGTTGTCGCTCCCGGTTGAAGAGTCCACCCCCGTGGTCGTGAACGACATTGCCGAGATCACGACATCACAGACGAACGTGAGCGCGATCGGTAAGACGTTCCGAATTGCAGGACTGTTCGATCAGACATATGCGACCGCCCGTCGCTTCCCCGTTGAGGTGGTGTCCTGATGGCTGACAGCAGTTTTGACTATTCCGACATTTCGAAGCTGGCAGTCGACATCGATGTGGCGACTGCGGATGCTTCCAAGAATGTGGCTAAGGCTGTGGGAGTGAACGCCCGAAATGTGAACGACACCTGGCGCGACAAATTGAAGGGCTCGGCAACACTGCCCGGCCTTCCTTATGCACTCTCATATGAACTTTCAGAGTCATCCTCTGGTGTTGACGCTGAGATCGGTTTCGACAAGGGCCGTCGTCAGGGGGCACTTGGCAATATCTCAGAGTACGGAACCCCGAAGACTGCCCCGCGTGGTTTCGGTCTGGCGTCTCTGAATGAGAACCAGGAAGATTTCGAGCGCGGTATTGAGATTGCGATCGATCAGGCGTTGAGGGCGGCGGGATTGTGAGTCGTAAACATACTGCCGCGCTGGTTGCCCTTGTATCGGCGTCTGCGTTGGGTGCGAAGTTCTATCCGGGCAAGGTCCCGCTGGTAGACGGCAAACCACAAACCGGGCCCTATGCGGTGTTTTACCCGCAGAACGGTACGGATCGGCAGACGAGGCACACGGGGCCAGCGTTGCAGCAGAACCCACGTTGGACGATTCATTGCGTCGGCTCTACTGAGGATCAGGCCGAATGGGTCAATGAGCAGATCAAGGGCGCTTTGATCGTCAATGGTTTTGGCGTAGTTCCGGTAATCGCGGGCGAGAACCCCGGCCGATTCTGGTATTCCAACCCGCTCCCCGTGGACAGGGATGATGACGCCACACCATCACTCTTCGATGTGGTTGCGGAATGTGGATTTAGCAGTGAGACAGCGTTATCAATCTGAACAGAAAGGTGAGCTAATGCCCACATTCAGAAGCGCATATGGCACCGAGACTGTCGACGTCGATCCGAAGAACGCGGAGGCGTACGAGAAAGCCGGTTGGCAGCTCGTAGAGCCTGAAGAGAAGCCGAAGAAGGCTGATAAGTAAATCCACCAGGACACAGATCAAGGCATCCGACATCGGGTGCCTTTTTTAGTGCCGAAAGTCTTCCGCCACTTCCCTGTGACGGTTATCGCCCCGGCCAATCGGGGTCCAAACGAAGGAGAACCCCTTGGCCCTTGAAAATGTGCCAGCGTCTATCGCCGCGGATGGAAACTTCCGCATCACTGCAGTCCCGTCTGGCGCGAATGCGCTGTCGGTTGCCATCCTCACGGGTGGTACTGCTGTCCCGCTCACGTACGGTTTTACGCCCTCGGGTTTCAACCGGAACATCACTGAGAACTCGGTTGATGACCCGCGTCTGACGCTCAAGCAGGTTCTGTCGCGTCCTGGTACGTCGACTGAGGTGTATGAGGTTCAGTACGTCGATTCGGTGGATACCAAGTCGGCAAAGGTGAACCTCATTGAGGGCACTGCTTGGTCGCTGAACATGCGTTACGGCGTCGACAACTCGGTGGTCCCGACGATCGGCCAGAAGGCTGATGTGGCGACGATCGTGTGCGGCAAGCAGCGTCGTGACGCTCCGACCGCGAATGGCCTGCAGACGATCAGCCAGACCCTCTACGTGACCGCACCGACTGTCACTGACGCGGTTCTCGTAGCGTAACCAGACCCCGTGCACGCCTGTTTCCACCGGCAGGCGTGCACGGACATCCTTCCGGTGGAACGGTGGAGGAAACATGACTGACTTTGATGAGTTGCTTGCGAAGGCGCAGGCGAAAGAGACTCAGGTTGAACAGCTTGAGGTGGTTGTTGCCGGCGAGGTTGTGACTCTCGAGTTCACTGAGGTTCCGACTTCGGTTTGGTCCCGAATCACCGTGAAGCATCCGCCGCGGATGGATGTGCCGATTGATCGCACCTTCCAGTACAACTACCACGCCGCTTCTGAAGAATCGCTTGTCGAGTACGCGACCCGCGTTGAGGGTGACGAGCGGGTGAAGATGTCCGCCGAACAGTGGGCTGCCCTGCTTGGGGTCCTGTCCTCGTGGGATCGCAGTCGTCTGTTCGATGTGGTGTGGGGCATGAATGAGTGGGAGCCCTACCAGCGGACGCAGGATGCAAAAAAAGCCTCCGCCCGCGCCTCGAAGTAGTCGCGGGCCTAGCTCGCGAGCTGGGTAAGAGTGTTGCCCAGTTGCAGGGTTGGACGCCGAAGACGATCACGAAGGTGCATCGTGACGATGATGGCCGTGTCATTGGCTGGGAGACGTTCACCGAATCCGAGTGGACGACCGAGCAGGTTGACTTGCTGCTGGCTTCCCGCGAGCTCGAGCAGGAACGCGGGCCGCATGGTGTCCCCATGTCTGAGGCCACAGACCCGGCCAACCAGTTTGCGTATTACGGCGATGAGCCGATCACTGACTGGGTGAAGAAGGCGCAACTCGATAAAGAGGACGCCTACAGGAAGAAGCACCATTCGGAAACGAATCCGGTGAACATGAACGGGCTCATCTTCCCGGTCAAGAAGCGAGACGTTACCGGCTGAGATCACGTCGCCGCCGCTGGATGCCGCTGACGATGAAGAGGGCTGCCAGCCCGCCGAAAACGATCAGGCTGAACAGCATGGTGCCCGCCGATGTCGCGGTGAGTAGTCCGACCAGCGCGAGTACACCGAACGCGCTGCCGATGAGTATGCCGGCCATTCCCCACGGTGAACTCTTCGCTTTCCCCTCAACAGTCATGCGCTGATCTTACGTTCGCGCACCACACAACTAAATAGCCCGGAGGTTTTGCATGACTGACCGGGTTGTAAAAGTCTCACTTCAGGCGACCGTATCGAACTACATCGCCAACATGGAGGCGGCGTCCAAGTCCACCAAAAAGGTAGAGCAGACCCTTGAGGCGCAGAAGGCCGCGTCGATCGAGGCGGCACGCAAGCAGGGCGAGGCTGCGGCAACTCTTGGCCGCGGTGTTATGGCGTTCGGCGCTGTCGCTGCTGCTGGTGTGGCTATCGCGATCGCGAAGTTCAGCGAATTCGACGCGGCCATGTCTGAGGTCCAGGCGTCTACGCATGAAACCGAAGCGAACATGCACCGCCTGCGGGATGCAGCTATGGACGCGGGTGGGCGGACCGTGTTCTCCGCGACGGAAGCTGCCAACGCGATCGATGAGCTGGCGAAGGCTGGCCTGTCGACGGCGGACATTCTCGGTGGCGCTCTCGACGGTGCCCTATCCCTGGCTTCGGCTGGTGGGCTGGATGTTGCGGACGCGGCATCTATTGCGGCCACCGCACTAACGCAGTTCAAGCTCAAGGGTGAGGATGTTCCGCACGTTGCCGACCTTCTGGCGGCTGGTGCGGGGAAGGCGCAGGGTTCGGTTGAGGATCTGTCTCAGGCCCTCAATCAGGGCGGTCTTGTTGCGTCCCAGGCTGGGTTCTCCATTGAGGAAACGACTGGTGTTCTGGCGGCGTTCGCGTCTGCCGGTCTGAAGGGGTCTGACGCGGGCACGTCTTTGAAGACGGCCATTATCGCGCTGCAGGCTCCGTCGCAAAAAGCTCAGGCGACGATGGATCAGTACGGCATCTCTGTCTATGACTCCAACGGCAAGATGAAGTCGTTTTCCGAGATCGCTGAGGTTCTGAAGTCGAAGCTTGGCGGACTCACTGACGCCCAGCGCAACTCTGCCCTCGCAACGATCTTCGGCACCGATGCCGTCCGGTCCGCTTCTGTTCTTTACTCCAACGGTGGCAAGGGCATCGATGAGTGGAACAAGAAGGTCAACGACTCTGGGTATGCCGCGGAGACTGCACGCCTGAAGCTCGACAACCTCAAGGGCGACCTCGAGCAGCTTGGCGGTGCGATCGACACCGGGCTGATCCAGTCCGGTTCTGGTGCGAACGATGTTCTGCGTGGTCTTGTGCAGGGTGTTACCGGATTTGCCAACGGCATCGGTTCACTCCCGGCACCTCTTCTAGCCACAGGTCTGGGCATCACTGCGGTTGTTGCCGCTACCGCACTAATGGGTGGTGGCTTCCTTTCTGTCGTCCCGAAGGTTGCTGCAGCGAAGGTTGCCCTGTCTGACCTGAACGTATCGGGGAAGACTCTCGCGGCAGGGTTCGGCAAGGGTGGCGCTGTTCTCGCGGCGCTCACCCTGTTCAGTGTCGGTATTGCCGGGGCCGGATCGACTGCCGAGCTCACCACCGATCAACTTGCGAAGCTGAATGCGGCGACTAAAGCGGGCGGTCTGGCGGACCTCAACAAGCAGTTCAAGTCCACCGATGAGCGTGCAATCAACGCCTCCGCTGGTGTCTCTGGGTTCCGTGACGCACTTGATGCACTGACCTCTAGTGATTTCTCGAAGAACCTTCAGGGCAACAAGAACGTTGGCGGGTTCTTCGACTCGATCACGTTTGGTGCCGCAAATGTTTCGGGGGAGCTGAAGAAGTTTGAGGCTCAGTTCAAGCAGATGGGCACAACGCTTGCGTCGACCGCCAGCGAGGACTTCCCGAGCGCTGTTGAGCAGTTCAACAAGTATGTGAAAGCGGCTGGTGGCGGCAAGGAGGCCACGAAGCAGCTTCTCGAGGCAATGCCCGACTACGGTGCGGCACTTCGTGATCTCGCTGGTGATCAGGGCAAGACGCTGACGGAGCAGGAGCTACTGAACCTTGCAACCGGTAAGGGTGCGTTGGCTCAGGAGTTGTCCCGAGATGCGGCGGCCAAGAGCGCTTCGGCTATCGCTGAACTGGGTGGTGCTGCGGAGGATGCTAAGGGTGATGTCAGCAAGCTGGCGGAGGCGATAGAGGGGTTCGGTAAGGCGCAGTTCGATGTGAACTCGACGCAGCGTGACTTCCAGGCGTCAATTGATGAGGCCACTGCTTCTCTCGAGAAGAACGGTGTCACTCTCGATATCAACTCCGAGGCCGGCCGTGCTAACCAGGCGTCACTTGATGCGATCGCTCAGAGCGCTCTTACTGCTGCTGGTGCGATTCTCACCCAGACCGGGAGCCAAGAGGATGCTACGGCTGCCGTTCAGTCGGGCCGTGATGCGCTGATCGCCGCCCTGGGTCAGTTCGGTATTACTGGGCAGGCTGCGGAGGATTACGCGAACAAGTTGGGCCTCATTCCGCGGGATATCGCGAGTGCACTTCGGGTTGTGGGTGCTGATAGTGCGCTTGCTGAGGTTGCTCGGGTGAACGCGGCGCTTGCTTCGGTGCAACGGGCGGTGGACATCGCTGTGCGCATCAATGGTGCGCAGAACCTTGCGACCACTGGCGGGCTCAAGGTCGGTTTCGCATCTGGTGGTTATACCGGTGATGCGCCGACTGGCGCTGCTGTGGGTGTTGTTCACGGCAAGGAGTGGGTGTCGAAGGCATCCACCGTTGCGATTCCGGAGAACCGTCGTGCGTTGGAGTACATGCATGCGGGTGGTGTGATTCGTGGTTATGCGTCTGGTGGGTTTGTGCAGCCGCAGTATGCGCGTCCGTCTTATGGCGGGTCGGGTGGTGGTTCGTCTGTTCCGGCTGCGATCTATGTGCAGAACCCGTTCACTGGCGATTATTTGCTGGCGAAGACGGCTGATGTTGCTGCGGGTGTGGTGGAGCAGAACAATGCTGCGTTCAGCCGTGCGACGACTAATGGAAGACGGGTGCGCTGATGCCGAATGCTCCTGTGCTTACTGCGTCGACGTCGGGGCGTGTTCCTCGTGTGGATGTGAAGGCTCCTTCGTTTCCGGCGTCGACGTCGTATTTCAACGTGTTTCGCACGGTGGATGGGCGTCAGATGCAGGTGCAGGGTGGTGTTCGTGTTGGTGCGGTTGTGAATGTGGTTGTGCCGGATGAGCAGGCTGCGTTTGGTCCGAGTTCGTACAAGTTGGAGTTCTTTACCGCCGGCGATGTGTCCTTGGGCTTCAGCGATTCGACGTCGGTCACGCTGTCGGTGACTGATGTGTGGGTGCAGCAGCCGTTGGACCCGTCGTTGGCTGTGAACCTCGGGCCGTATGGGTTCCTGGGGTCGTCGATTCCGTCTCTGCTGCGACCGTTCGATTCGGCCACTGTGTATACGGAGAACGCGGCTGTCGGTCGTGTGGTTGCTGGTCGTCGGCAGGGTTTGCGTGGGGTGCAGGTTGACCTTGCGACTGACACTCTCGAGCAGGCTGACGAGCTGCAAGCAATCTTCGGCACGTATGACACTCCGCAGCTTCCGGTTGCCTGCATTCGTACCCCGCCTGGGATTCGTCTACCGCGGGTGCTGTTCCTCCATGCCCCGGATGGTCCGCAGGAATCGTCGGTGAATGTTCAGTGGGGCGGCACCCGCGTCAACTGGTTTATGACTGGTGATGAGGTTGCCCCGCCGAACCCTGGTCTGACTGTTCCGCTGCTGACGTACACGGATCTGGATGTGTCGTATGCGACTTATACGGCGAGGGATGCTGCATATGCGTCGTATTCGGCGCAGGATTCGGATTTCTCGTTGGCTGGTGCGGCGGGTGGGTTGTGAGGTACGGCAGCGATCGGTTGAAGAGTGCGCTGTTGGGGCCTGTGCAGCAGTGGTGGTCGGCTGATCTGTTTTATGACAGTGAGCGTCGGTTGGCGGATGTTCCGTTGGGTGGGGTTCGTTTTCAGGAGGATGCTGGGGCGAAGATTCAGCAGTCGGGTTCGTGCACGATCACGTGGGTTGATGATTTCGGCCGGTCGATGTCGCCGCAGGTGATTGGGGATGTGTTTGCGCCGTTTGGTGCGGAGTTGCATCTGTATTCGAATGTGACGGCTGGGAAGTTTTCTGAGCGTGTCCCGATGGGTGTGTTTCGGATTACGGGTGTGCCGTCTGCTCAGGATCAGACCATGTTCTTCCGCAAGACACTCATCACGACTTCGAGTGTGATTGAGCTTGAGTTTGCGGAGCGTTTGGCGCGGACGGATATTGAGCGGTTCGATCTCCCTGGTGGTCCGTCGCAGACGGCTTCAACATGGTTGGAGTTGCAGCGGCTGACCGGGTTTCAGGTGACGAAGAACGTCTCGGACGCACCTGTGACTGGTTCTTTGACGTATGAGGACTCGCGGCTGGATTCGGTGTATGACCTGGCGAAGATTCTGGGTGGCGCACCGCACATGCTGTCGGATGGTTCGTTGTCGATTCGGACTGACGCGTGGGGCACCGTTGTTGATTCTTTGACGCGGAAGGATTCGCTGGTGAAGGTTGGTCAGTCGATGACTGCCGAACGCACCTACAACAAGGTTGTGGTCCGGTCGCCTGACACATCCAATCAGGTGGTGTTGGCTACTGCGGAGATCACCTCTGGTCCGTTGCGGACGGTGAACCCTGATGGGTCCCCGTCACCATATGGGGTTGTCCCGTATTTTGCGGCCATCCCGTCAATCACAGACACGGCTGCAGCTCAGGTGTACGCCAACTCGCTACTGCCGGACGTATCCACGTTGCAGGCGGTGCGTGTGCCCGTCACAGAGCTGATCAACCCTCTGCGTGAACGTGGTGACGTCATCACTATTGAACGCCCCACACGGACTCTCACGGGGCGCGTGGTGTCCATCGACCGCAGCGACAAAGCGACTCAACAACTGGTGGTGGAGGTTCAGGGTGGATAACTTCACACCGATCCTCGACGCCGTTGCTGACAAGTCTGTCGTCAACGTGGTGGTGGGGCAGTTCATCCGCACGGAGCAGTCGGGTTCGATCGTGGTTGTGGCGACCGCACCAGGGCAGATGCCGGTGAAGTGCCGGCCAATGTCTGACTACCGTCCGGAACCTCTCGAGCTCGTTCGGGTGATGTTCGTGGATGGCGTTGCGTTCTATGCGGGTGCCGCCCAGTCGAAGCCGGGAAAAGGTGTTGTCGCGACAGTTGGTGGCGGGTTGGCGACAGTCGTAACGGATATCGGGACGATCAGTTGTTCCTACTCAACCGCACCCTCATCGGGCAACGCGGTGAAGTTGGCATGGAACGACGGGCCTCACATCATGGGACCCGTCGCTTCCTACCCGATCCAGTCCGACGTCCCGGCCGATCCGATCTACCAGCCCAAGCCACGCACCTACATATTCAAGGCGAAGATGTCGGGGCGTGCCGCTTATGGCCCCTACCCAGGAACTATCCCTGGTGTTTGGACACCGGGGTCGATTGTTCTGCCGCAGTCCGGAGTGAATGTCTCCAACCGGTGGTATTACGGTCGGTCCGCAGTTGACTCAATTCCAGTTGGTGCTGTCGTCACAAGGGTGGAGATATACCTGCCGAAGCTGATCGGCAATTGGAGCCGGGTCTTCACCCAGACAGACACAACGCCCGAACAGTTGGTTGCGACAATCCCCACTTTCCCGCCGGGGAATAGTTGGGATTTGGACGCCAACTGGACGGCTGTGAGCCCACGCACATCCGGGTGGGTTGACCTTCCGATCGGGTTCGCGACCCAGTTCACCACTACTGAAATGTCAGTCCAACCATCGAGCTATTCCGGCGGCGGATCAGACATCTGGCAGATCGAAGGGCTCGATCTTCTCGGCAATGGAACCGGTGACAACAACTCCGGTGCCATCCGCATAACGGCCAAGTTCTAAGCCCAACCCCACCCCTCTTGAAAGCCTCGCTTGTCGGGGTTCTTTGTCGTACCCGAAAGGACACCCAATGGGTTTCGCACTCACCGGAACGAACGGCCAACCGGTCTACAACACCACCCCGCAAACCGTTCTCGACTTGCAGGCCGCAGCAGACTACGCCGCGCTCGTTGGCAACACGAAGAAGGGCACGACCACGCAGATGAACGCCCTGACCGGCGTCTTCGTGTGGGCGGGGTTGCTGTTCTCCAACAACGACGACGGGCTCGTGTACCGGTACAACGGCACCACCTGGAAGCGACTGCTTGCAGGGCTGAACATGGTCAAACCGACCTCCGCGGTAGGCGGGACGATCAACGGTGACGGTGCAATCTCGTTCGCGTCCGCAACATCCGTGCGCGCAAACGGTGTGTTCTCGTCCGTGTTCGACAACTACAAAATCATCATCAACATGACCGCCGCATCAGCATCCGCCGAGGCACAGTTCAACCTGTGCGTCGGCGGCGTCCCGAACGTCACCGCATCGTCGTACACCACCAACCGACTCGAGGTGCCGCCGGGTGGAACCCCCACGGGCGCTTCGGTCGCTGCAGCAGTTGGCTCCATGGGCCGCATCGGTGTTGGTGCCTCCGCCGCATCGAACCTTGAAGCTGATGTGTTCGGCCCATTCCTCACCCGCGCCACCAGCCTCATCGCCCACTCATTCGACACCGACCTGTACGCCCGCACCCTGTGGGCATCACACAACGTCGCAGCATCGTTCGACGGAATCCAATTCCAGCCCGGATCAGGAAACGTCTCCGGAACCATGCGCATCTACGGCTACTACAACGGGTGACCGAATGACACTTGTCCCTGTTCCGTGGCAGCCGTGGCTGTACCTAACCCCGCACACACTGTCACTGTTCGTGGCTGCTGGGAAACGTCTCGGTCGGAACATCATCTTCAACAGTGTCCGTTCCCCAACCGGAAGCTACCTCGCCACCTGGCGCAGCTACTCCGATGCTGTCTACCTGTGGGACCAATACCTCCACCATGGCGGCGCACCCGCATCCAACCCCGACACCGGACAACGCAACCACCTACGTGGTGCGGCCGGCGACATCATCGGCACCGACGCAACAACCCAAGCCGCATGCCGTGCGGTCGGTTTGGTGCGCGACCCGAACGAAGCATGGCATTGGAACGACCCCCAGTGGCCGACCATGCCAATCATCGCATCAAACCCTGCAGCCGCTGGTGGCGGGGCGACACCTATTGGAGACGACAGCATGAGTGCAGCCGATGTAGCAGACCTGAAAGCGTGGATGACTGCAGCTTTGTATGTTCCCGGGCAGCCGTATACGTGGGCTCAGGCAGCAAATAACAGTGCGGCGGCGGCGGCGGATGCGTTGACGAAACCGTCTCCCGCGTCGGGCCAGTTCCGTCCGATCGATGTGCTCGTATCGCAGACCGTGGCAACCCTCACTGCAGTGAACAAACTGCCCACGACTGCGAGCTCGGGCGGCACCGGGACGGGCGCATCGACACAAGACATTGTGGCGGCACTCAAACCGCTATTCGATGCACTCCCTGCCGCTGTCCGCGCCGCGATCATCAAATAACAACTTCATACAGGGCCACGGCCAAACAGCAAGGGGACTCCGATGGCTGAAGATCCCAGCATCGCCGTTCTGGTCGAGCGGATCGCGAACGTGCAATCCACGGTCAGCGACATTGAAAAGAAACTCGACAACTTCGGTGGGAACTATGTGCCGTTGGGTATCTACAACATCAACCAGTCGAACACGGCCGAATATCTGAAACGTGTTGAGAAGGCGTTGGCGGATGAAATCACGGCACGGCAGATCGCAGATAAGGCGAATGCTGACTTGATCGCGCTGCTGAAGCAATCCATTGAGGACGCGAAAGCCCAGCGGGAGAAGGACAGGAAACAGTTTTGGACTTCCATATCGGTAGGCGGTCTGCTGCTGGTCCTCGGCATCTTCATCCAACCGATCACAAGGGCATTGGGGTTGACCCCATGAAACTGAAACTTCCAAGCTTCGGTCGTTACTTCACCATCGGTTTGATCGTCACCGCCACGGTCGGGATTGCTGTAGCCGGGTATGTGGCGCAGGGCTACCAGTACAACCACCTGTTTGACCTCTACCAGAAGCAGAACGCCCAGCTGCGGGAGAACGGTATCGAGCCGGAAACCCCATCACCGGAAACGGTTGCACAGTCGGGGCCGGTCGGTGCCACTGGCGCTGCAGGTCCGCAGGGTGACCGCGGCCCCGGACCGACCGACGCACAGATATTCACCGCAGTCAGCGACTACTGCTCCACCCCACAAGTCCCCTGCAAAGGCGAACCGGGAGCACCAGGCGCAACAGGTGCACCCGGCGCATCAGTGACCGGACCAGCCGGCGCAAACGGGGACAGCATCACCGGACCACAAGGCCCCAAAGGTGACCCCGGCGAATCAATCACAGGCCCACCCGGCGCTAACGGCACTGACGGACAACCGCCCCTCTCATGGACGTACACCGACATGCTCGGCATCGCCCACACCTGCACCCGCGCCGACCCATTCGACGCAGCAGCCCCCACGTACACATGTAATTAAGGAGCAAACAAAATGAGTCACGTATCACCCCCCACTGACACCCCGAACGTTGTCATCGAGTCCCCCCGCGTACGGAAGATCGCCTACTCCGCATTCGGCTGGGCAGCCCTCACCGTTGCCGTTGCTGTCGGTGTTGACCTCGCCAGCCCGGCCTTCGACATCACCGCATTCACCACCCCCGCCCTCGCCGGCCTCGGAATCCTCGGTGCCGGTATCGGCTACACGGCCAGCAAGAACACCCCCACCGTATGAACCCGACCGAATACGAAGTCCCCGTCGATCCGGCAGACGAATTCGCGTGTGAGAGCTGTCAATAATGTGCGCTTGCCGTCACCACTGCACTGATCCGAACTGTCGCTGCGAACCCGTCTGCGACTACTGCACCGACCACAAGGAGTAACCCCATGTTGGATTCAACCCACCTGTCCGATGAGGTCGTTGCGACGATCGATGCGGGCCGCAGCAATGTTTCACCGGTCGCCATCGGCGGGCATGTTCTGATCGAACTGTTCGGACCTGACGGCAAGCTGAAGTTCCGCAAGGAAACGAAGAACCTTGTGACGTCGGTTGGTGACCAGCTCTACGCATCGCGTGGTGCCGGGCTGACCACGTCGGCTCTTCCCACGGGCATGAAGCTTGGTGCCGGGTCCACGGCGGTTGCCAAGTCCGGTGCTGGTGCTGCACTGGTCACCTACCTGTCGGGCTCTAACCAGGCGTTCGACAGCACCTTCCCGTCCGCTACCGCTGGTGTTGTCACGTACAAGGTCACCTACGCGGCCGGTACCGCCACCACAGCTTCCCCCATCACGGAGGCAGTCATCGTCACAGACACGATCAGCACCAACGCCACATCAACCGCGGCGAACACCATCGCCCGCGTTCTGATCTCCGGCGTCGGTTCCAAGGCCGCCGGTGACAGTCTGTCCATCACCTGGACTCACACCATTCTTGGTGCCTGACCGGTGGTGAACCTGTCCATCCGGGTGGGCAGCATCCCATCGGCTGCCGTTGTGCAGCCGGTGGGACAGCCTGCGGGGATGTGGGCACCGATCCTGATGGACGAATTCACGGGTCCGAAGACGGTCACCGACGCCACGGAAGGCATGGTCAACTTCGGCGGACCGACCTACCGTGCCTGGTATCCGACCGGCGGAGGGTGGGCGTCGCAGGCGAACGGCTCGCACACCAACAACCCGGACCGCGAAAAGGAATACTACGACGCGTCGGGCCTGTCTGTGTCGGGTGGCATCCTGTCGCTCACCGCATACGCCAACGCCCAAGGTGGAGTGCCCTACACGTCCGGGCTGATCCAAACCAACCCGTCATGCAACTTCAAATACGGGTATGTGGAAGCGCGCATCAAAACCCCGCAGGTCGCTTCATCGTGGCCGGCGTTCTGGATGATCGCCTCCGACCTGGTGTGGCCGCCCGAAGTTGACATCATGGAGCAGCAGGGCAGCGGTTCAAGTCGGCTCAGCTACTCCGTGTACGCAGACGGCCAGTCGACAGTGACGAACAACTCGCTGTCGTCGATCGACCTCACCCAGTGGCACACCTGGGGCCTGAAGTGGAATGCGACCAGCCTCACCTTCTACATCGACGGGGTGCAGATCGGCTCCGTAACCGACGTCGCAAAAGTGCCACAACGGAACATGTACGTCGTCCTCAACCAAGCAGTCGACGGATTGCAGACCATCACCGCCGGCAACTACCCCGTGGCAATGCAGGTCGAATTCCTCCACATCTACCAACTGGCTTAGGAGGAAACCATGGCGGCATCCATCATGCAATCTGCGGTCGCCACCGGAACATCAACCGCACTCGTCGCAACCCTCGGGGCCACACCGACTCTCGGCAACACGCTGGTCGTCATCACCAACAGCAACAACATCGTCACCCTCAACGCATCCGCGGGTACCGGCTGGACACAGCGGGCCGCCTACCTAGGCGACCAAGACTTCCACGCATGGACCCGCCCCGTCGTATCATCCGACATCACCGCTTTCACCATCAACAGCAGCCCCGCCGACGACATTGCCATTGTCGTGCTCGAGCTCGCCGGTGTACTCGCAACCCCATTCGATGTTGCGGGCACCGTAGTCGCAGCATCCGGTGTCGCCGCATCACAGATCGCATCAACGATCACCACCACCGCAGCCAACGACCTCGTGCTCGTCATCCACGCAGTACACGGCATCGAATCCAGCTACACCGGCGCAGTCTCATACAACAACTCATTCACCGCAGCAGTCGCCGCAAACCCCGCCACCGGGTTCTCCACCTCAAAGACAGCCCTGCTGATCGGACAGAAAACCCAAGCAACCGCGGGCGCAGTCGGCGCAACAACGATCACCACCACAGGTTCGTCACAAAACCGCGCATCAGTGATGCTGGCATTCAAACCGTCGACCGGTGGCACCACATACACGGCGACACCCGCCGATGCGGTTGGAGTGGCTGATGCTGTATCCGTATCGGGCATCCGGTCACTCACGTTCACCGACTCGGTTGGCATAACCGACCTCGGCGCGAATCAGACCATCGACTATGGCACCACCTCGAGCGATGCGGTCGACCTGACAGACACCGCCCTGCGCGCCTTTGTTGGTGCACGCGCCGCGACAGATCCAACCGCAGTCACCGACACGGCAACGACAGCGCTACTCGCAGCACGTACCGCGACCGACACGGCAGCCATTACTGACAGTGCCGCGGTGACATTGTTCTCCGGATACACCGCAACCCCGGCAGACAACGCAGCGATCACCGACACAGTGACAACTGCGGCCGACGCACAACGATCTGCCGCCGACACGCTCGGTCTGACCGACAGCACCAACATCCTGATCACCACCGCAGGAAGCATCAACTACAACGACCCAGTGAACATCACCGACGGCACCGCAACAGCCCTCAGCGGGGCACGCACGGCCGGTGACAGCATCAACGTCACCGACACTGCCACAGCAGTCCTCACCATCGCCGGTGGAGTCATCGCCGGTGACCAAGCAGGCGTCACCGATGCAATCAACATCGTCATGTCCCGCATCATCACCGTCGCAGACTTCCTCGCACTCACCGACAACAGCACCGCAACAAACCCCAGCAACCAGCACTACATCACCGTCACCGCAACCCTCGCACCACAACGCTGGCACGCCACCCTGCCCGAAAACACCAGGACGGCAACCCTCACCGATCGACGATACGGAGCCTACCTTGCCTAGCTATCCCCGCGAATCGATCGAATTCCAACCCATCACCGTGACCGTAGACGGTGCCGCCGTGACATCCGGTGTAGACATCGCAATCACCGGACGAAGCGAACGACCCACCGTCTGGGTACCCGCCACGGTCCTTGACGGAAAACTCGGGTTCATGGTCGGCACCTACCAACCCGGCGACCACCTCGTCTGGTGCCGCTACACAGACAACCCAGAAGTACCCGTCATCCTCGCCGGCTACTTCCGCATCACGTAGAACTTGTCCCGCTCAGTCTTCGGACTGGGCGGGACTTTTCCGCTTTGTTGCCCGCACCCACACACCCCAAGTCACATACGCCGCGGTCTCCATGTCCGGAAAATAGCCGATCAACACACGATCCTCAGACCGCATCTCATACGTCACCGACCGCACCAACCTCGTATGCTTCGGACCCAACGTCACCGTCACCAACACAGCGATCTTCCGACCACGATCGACCATGAACCACTCACCGGGACGAATCGACCGCTCAACCGCATGCATCGGCGTCCAATTGTGTGCGATGGCTGGGCTCCTAACTACTCGGAGCAGACCGGCCTTCTGCAAAGTCGATGGTACGACCAAGCAACGACGTTCAATAAATCAGGCCCAGACTTTACACATCCCCGCAACGTTCAAGAAAACTTGCAACAACCAGTGAGGGTTGATCAGGGGCGGAACAAGTTTGAGGGGTTGAGTCAGAGGTGGGGGAGTGGTCGACCCGTAAGCTTGCAAATAGCACCAGCAAGAGCGGATGTGCCCACCTCTGTGTACACCAGCCCTTGTCCCGGTGCCGCCGATGCCAGTAAATTACAGGCATCTGCCTCTGTAGCTCAATGGAAGAGCAGTTCCGTCCTAAGGAAAGACAGAGGCTTTTCTTGTCCCCAATTGTGGGCAATAATTGCCTGTAGATCGTTGATATTCCGGGCTTCTGGTGGGAACTGAAACGCACACTGGCAAACATATGGTTTGCCAGTGGTTGTCACCACCTATGCCACCACCTATAGTTAGGGACGACCTAAGCAACAAAAAGAGGGCCACCGGCTGGAACCAGTGACCCTCGATCGAATACCTGAGAAAGCAGGCTCGACCCATGAATCATAAGCAGCCAGTACATAGAAGACCAATTCATATCGGCATCATCGGCGGGCAGTGGACCGCACACGACAGACAACCCAAGGAGCACCGATGCCCCGCAAGCGCAGCACCGGTCAAGGTGGGCTCTACTTCGACGCCGCGCGCAAGCTGTGGATAGGTTCGTACGACAACGGCTTCACCCCTGAGGGCAAGCGGAAACAAGTCCGCGTCACCTCGAAGTCCCAATCTGTAGCGCGTGCGAAACTCGCGAAGCTCATCACCGAAGTCAACACTCACGACGCCCCACTCGGCAATCAGACGGTTGCCGAGTGGGGCGTTTTGTGGTTGGAGATGGTGAAGGCCAAGAAGCCGCAGACGTACCGCACCTATAACTCCATCTTGAAGACATGGGTTCTGCCACAGATCGGACGACGGAAAGTCAAAGACATCCGCCCGTCTGATCTGGCGAAGGTCTACGCCAACATCAAAGCCGCCGGACGCGCGTCGTCTACTGCCCTCAAAGCGCACAACGTCATGTCGGCCATGTTCGAACAGGCACGACTTGAGCGGATCACCGACCGGAATGTGGCCGCCGACATCCGCCCACCCAAAGCGGCGAAGACCACCCGTGACAGCCTCAGCCCAGCGGAAACATTCAACGTCCTGGAAGTCGCTAAGCAGATACCGGACGGCTCCAAATGGCTGGTGTCCCTCTACGCGGGCATCCGCCAGGGGGAACGGCTGGGCGCGACGATCGATTCCGTAGACCTCGAGCGGGGCACATTCACCGTCCGCTGGAACCTGGTCGAAGGCAACTACGAACACGGGTGCGCTGGCGACTGCGGCAAAAAGGCGGCCGGTCACTGTCCCCAGAAACGACTCGTGATCCCCGACGTAACCGACTACCGGGTACTCAAAGGGCGGCTCATGCTGGTCCCGCCGAAGTCGGGCGAAGAACGCACCTTCCCCATCCCCGAAGGACTCCGATCCATCCTGCAAGACCAGATCGACCGGGCCAACTCACAACCGAACCCGCACGGACTGTTGTGGCCGGCAGAAGACGGCTCACCCATCCTCCCCAGATCCGATCAGGAACAGTGGAGAGCGCTACTCAGGGCGGCCGGAATCGACAGACCTGGGGCGACCACTCACTGGGCGAGACACACGGCCATCTCCGACATGACAGCAGGTGGAACTGCAGACCGTGTGATTGGCGAGATGGTCGGACACAAGTCACCGGGTGTGACCGGCAGATACCAGCACGTTTCGTCACAGGATGCATCAGAGGCAATGGACAAGCTCGAGAAGAGACGTCAGCTCGAAAGCTGACGGGCCAACGCACCAGACAGACCAGTGCGCCATGAGCGGCCATAGGTTCGCCCACCGAGGCGCTGCAAACACTGCTCCTGGTACGCGGTCACAATGTCGACTGTCACCTGCAGCTCGTCAGCTATCGCAGCGGGGGAGGGGTCGATCGATTCAGCGGCCGCGTAATCTTCCGGCGCAATGAGCATCTGCGCAGCGTGCCGTTCGGCTCTTCTCTCGTTCGCGCTGGTGCTGCACTGGTCACCCATGAGGCAGTGCGCAAGCTCGTGCGCCAGAACAGACCGAAGTTCGAAGGGGGTAAGGCCAAAGCTGAGGTGAATTGTGCGAGTTGAGTGGTCGTATGCCCCTAGGACTTCATCGTCATCAAGGTGTGAGATGTGCACTCGGACCCTGATACTTGCGGCGATCTTCATAAGTTCTTGCATGTCGCCGTTGTCCCCCGGTTAGTCAGCAGAAGGTGAGTCCTTCTTCTTGGTCGACCTCTTCGTCGCCATGTTCGCAGTCTCCACGTTGCCCCTGACACTGAAGTCGGGAACGTCAGGGGTCCACCCTTCATCGCGCACTTCACGCACCGCTCGTTCTAAAACGTCATCGATTTCCAACCCCAACGAATAACAGACAGCTTCTAGCTGATCGACGTTCAACGGCTTGGTGCCGCCTAGCACGGACGACATATAGGACTGCGAAAGACCCGCTACGCGCGCGATCGATGCTTGCGTGAGTCGGAACTTTGCGATGCGTTCGCGAAGTATCTCTGCGATCTTCTCGTTGAGCGGGCTCGGCTGAAGCGTATCTGACATGAGATAAATCATCGCACACGAGAAATTAGATTGCACTGGTGCTAGACAACGTATCTTGTGTGTGATACGGTATTTCACATGAGCTACCAAAGAAGAACCGAAGTCGCGGCCGGGGAAGTACGAGCCCACCTCGGTCGCACTCGTCAGACCGTCAAGGATCTGGCGGACGCAACGGGCATCCCCATTTCTACACTCAACCGCCGACTGTTGATTTTGAGTGCATTCACCATTGACGAGCTGGACGCGATCGCCCGTCACTTCGGAGTTGAGGTAACAGACCTCCTCCGTCCACCTGTCGCCATCGAGGTGGCATCGTGACCGGCCCCCTGCTGCGGATTGAGTTCCCGCCGGCGCTGATGACACGAGAACTTGCCGCCTACTACATCTCCGGGTCGCTGCGTGACCTCGACCGCCTACGCGAGTCGAAGGACATCACCCCCGTAGGCGACGGCAGAAGAGTGATGTACCGGAAGTCCGAACTGGACACCTACATCGAGAAGATCAAAGAGCGCGATGCTACGAGAGGGCAGAGCGCATGACCCCCGCCGCCATCGATCACCTGTCGCGCTACGAAGTCGACGCTGCCGGATGCTGGAACTTCACCGGCCCCCGCCTTCCTCGAGGTTATGGTCGTGCCGGAAGCCACGGTTACGCGCACCGCTACTTCTACGAAGTGCATGTAGGGCCCATCCCCGTAGGTCTGGTTATCGACCACCTCTGCCGTAACCATTCGTGCGTGAACCCGGACCACCTAGAACCAGTCACGCAGCGTGAGAATATCCGCCGCGGGACTGCCCCAACCGCCCGTCATATGGCTTCGACGGCGTGTCCCAACGGCCACCCTTACACCAGCAGTGGTGGGGCACGTGTATGCAAGACGTGCCGTCGCGAAGGTGCCTACGCCAACCGACGCCGACGCGGTACCTCACCGATTCCTGATCGTGTGCACGGCACGACAAACGGCTACACCAACTACGCATGCCGTTGTGATGCGTGCCGAGTAGCAAAGAAGGCAAACGCATGACCGCCGCAAGCGAGCTTCAGCAGCTCACCGAGTTGGAAGACGGATGGAACGGCAAGGACTCGTTTGCGCCGCTGCCCGAGGTCGTAGCCAACTGTTGGGCGTTGGTTTCCATCTGGAATCGTCCCGACACTGACGTGACGCCGAGTGAGAACGGCACTGTCACTTTCGAATGGCCTGGTGCGTATCTCGCAGTCGGGACCACCAAGTTCTCGATGTGGAATGAAACCCATTTCATCAACGGCGAGATGAAGCTGCGGCAGGTGTCCGCATGATCCCCACCCCACCTCCACCCACTGCACCAGCTACCTCGCGCGTCTACCGCAACCTGACCCCGCTGTTGTGTGTGTTCGCCCTGGTCCGCCGTTGTTGACGGCCTCCATCTTCCTGGCCTCGTAGCTCGCCCGAAGCCCTACGAGTCCTTCCGAGCTAACAAGCTCAGCCTCCGAGTCACGGACCGGTCGGAGGCACTATCCGGCGTGCCCGGATGCTCCTTGAGAACTCAATAGCGATACCTCGAAGACAAAGAAGGGGTGCCCTCCGCCGTAGCGGGTGTGAGGGGTTGGGGGCGGAAATCCCTGTGCCGGATCGACTAGCAGCTCGAGGCCGGCGAACAAATCTTTTGTGTCTGCAGATGGCCTTCCGGGGTGCCCGCTTGTTCGGGGTAAACGATCGCGAGGCAGTCACTAGGGCCTGTCGCTTTCATCGGCGGCAGGTCTACTCGAGCAATCACAGCCTTTGCTTTCTCTCCTGCCCTGTCACGGCAGTGGCGAGGCTGTGGCCGTAGGGCGTCTTGATGACGCGAGTCGGCGCGGGTCGCCACCCGCTGCGGTCGTTCACTTTCACGGGGCGACCGCAGCACCCGGCAACACTTCTCCGGTCCCACCGTTTGGTGTGCCCGCAACCCGACAGATAGGGGCTGATTGTTATGGAGTTCAAAGGACGCTCGGTCACCGCAAGACACCGAAGAGGCCCTGCCGGTGACTATTGCGTCGACTGGCTTAGGCCCCGTTATTTCAGGCGCTGGATTGTTGGGGATACGGGAACGGCCGGTTTCAGCCCTGACCGGCTCCACTGGTATCGCGTACCAGGGCATCCGGCACGTCATCGCCTTTCTGGCCTTTCGGGAAGTGACTGCTAATGCATGTCTCCAATCAGGGCAACTGTCCGATGTGTTCGGTTCGGTTGCTGTCCGGTGTGTGTTGCTCGTGTGGGTGGCATCGTCCCGGCGACTATTTGATTCACCGTGACTTCCTGCGTGATGCCCAGTGTCCGTGGTGCTCGGTCGATGTTCTTCGGATTGCCGAGGCCCAGCCATGACCGCCAATCCGTTCCTGATGTCCCGTCACGCATGCACTCGCGCGGTGGATATGGGTGTGACGGCGGATGAGATTCGTGATGCGTTCGACCGTCCCCTGAATCAGTCGTATAGCCGGAAGACGAACGCCTGGTATTTGACCCGTCACAGGATCACGTTGGTGCTGTCCGACGACCCGACACCGACCGTCAAAACGATTGTGTGGGCGCGTGCAGCAGACATGGCTGCGGATCTGCAACTCCCGGCACTTCAGGCTCGTGATGACTCGCATATGGCTAAGCAGCGTGAGGTTCAACGACTCCGCAAACGAAACAGATAGAGGAGAACCTGATGACGACTGAACCCACGATGACGGCTGGTGACCTAACCCCAGATCATTACGGCCTAACCGTCTCCTACACGCCGTTATTTGGCCCCGGTGCGATGACGGCCCCGTTCCGCAAAACGATCGTCCTCGATGAGCTTCGGCAATGGCATTACAAAGGCGAGCTTCATGTGGGGATGAGCGACTTCACCCCCAGCGGCTCATTCATGGGCACTGAGTATTCGGTGACGGGGAGCACGCCGGTAACTGTCGGTGCCCGTGTCAGAAAAGCACGAAAGCGGCCTTGGTCGAAGGCGGCCATGGCACCAATTACGGAGGGCGGCACCAAATGACCACGACTGCACCGCAGATTCTCCCCGACGACCGAGCTCGTACTAGGAGATCCGACCCTCTGACATCCCATGAAGCAGCTGACACGAACGATGTCCACGGTTCGCAGGTGTCCGTCCTCCTAACCCTGTCGATGTCCGGTCCTCTTGCGGATCACGAGTTGGTGGAACGCATCAAGGACTACTCACCATCACGGGTCAGGACGGCGCGGTCGGAACTGGTGGAGATGGGAATGGTTGAGTTCACCGGCTTCTACCGACTGACCGCAGGCAACAGGCGGACACAGGTGTGGCAGGTGGTCAAGCCGTGATGCACATCGATCCCCTACCTCTCCTCATCGCACTCCCCCTTATTGCGGGCATGTGGTTGCTGCACCGGAAGGAACGCCATGAGTGAGGTATTCAGCCCGACCCTATTGGAGTATCGGGCCCAGTGGGTCGCCGCCGAACGTCCATTGCCGCTTGAGGTAACGCTGTCCCGATATGACGACATCACGGTTTCGTGGGAAGTCCTCTACATCGATTCTCCTTTCGACGGCAACTCCGGCTGCTCGACACCGATAGCGGAGTTCACGACATGGGATGAAGCCCAGAGTTGGGCCGTTAGTCAGGCGCGTCTATCTACTCGCAGAGACGACAACCGCCGCACCCTCGGCCCTATGACGGCCTCGCAGCAGGCGCACCACGACGCATGGGCCGCGTGCAGCGCAGGTGCCGGTCCGCACCCCTACACGAAGGAATGGGAATGGCTGTCGCTGCGATGACCACGACCCGCCTAATCCCGTCTCCCGGCACTCTGACCGATTTCCTGGCCCGTATTCGTGCGGCAGGGATACAAGAACCCGATGACGACGACCGCAGAAAACAACGACTTGAAGAAACGGAAGACGAACTATGACGAGCACCTACGCAGATATCGATGCGATCAAACAACGTGTTGCGTTGGCCTCTCGCGGACCTTGGGAGTACGAGCCCGACACGGACGGAAACCCGAGCAACGGTCCCACATATCACTCGATCTGGAATGGGGATAACGAGTGCGTAGGGATGACCGACTTCACGGACCAGGGGGCAAACGATGCCGAGTTCGCGTCCGAAGCCCGGTCAGACATCCCGGCGCTAATTGAACTCGTGGAAGAGCTACAGGCACGCATCGAAAGGATGACCGCATCATGACGACGATCCCGCGTGACCGTGTTGCCCGGATCATCGCCCAACATGAAGCCGACGAAGCCAGGGTCAGGGCACGGGTTCGGGCTGTGTGGCCGTGGATCAAAGACGGCGCATTCATCATCGGATGTGTTGTGTTCGTTGTCATCGCAGCCTGGTGGATCGCATGAGCAAACTAACCAAGGCTGAGGCAAAGCTTCACGCAGAAGCTGTTGCGCTGCTCGACAAAGACTCGCTCACGGATGATGACCGAATCTTCTTCATGGAGAACTGGCAAGAGTCAGCGAACCATGTCAACTCCACCGCGGGGGCTTTCTTCACCCCGCATGGATTGGCTCGAGATGCCGCACTCGATGTGTACGACACTGGTCGGGTAATCGACCTGTGCGCCGGGATCGGAACCCTGTCGCTTGCCGTTTTTTGGCGCGGTTACTACGAGCGCGAGCAGCAGGGGACGACCCTTGATCTGGTCTGCGTCGAGCTGAACCCGGCGTACGTGGAGATCGGCCGGAAGATTCTGCCCGAGGCTACATGGATCTGCGCAAGCATCTTTGACCTGCCCGACCTTGGCCACTTCGACTACGCCATCAGTAACCCGCCGTTCGGAAACATCAAGACGGGCGGCGACTGGAGCGGCAAGTACACGGGATCTGACTTCGAGTATCGAACGATTGAGGTTGCATCGAGGGTTGCCGATCGTGGAATGTTCATCATTCCGCAGATGTCGGCCGGCTTCCGATACTCGGGCGCTCGTTATTACGAACACAGCGACAACGAACGCGACACGTTCAGATCGCCCAAATATCAGAAGTTCTCCCAACAAACCGGCATCCGCCTAGACGCGGGCGTGGGTGTGGATACCAGCTACTACCAGGACGACTGGCATGGCGTGTCGCCGCTCGTGGAGATCGCATGCGCTGACTTCACCGATCTGGTTGCTGATGTTGCGCCCACCCCTCTGCCAGCCGATGCGCTGGATTTCGGCGACTGGGAGCAATCTGCATGACCCGACCGCAACTCTTATTCATCCTCCTGGGCTTCCTATTCGCCCCCACCATCATCACGGTCTGCTGCCTCTGGGTACGGACCGTTAGTTATTGAAAGAGGCAACACATGTCCGAAAAGTATGCAGAAGGCGACCTTGTGGAAGCCACACAAGGCGACACCACCATCAGGGGACGCGTCGTAGAACGCGCATCCGGAGACCTTGGCATTGATTTTGCCGCAGCACTCGCCTACTACGAACGCCTCGAGTTCACCATCACCGTCATCGAGAAAGCCCCGCCAATCGAGGTGTCGAAATGACTCTCGTGACCAGAACCACAGTCGAAGTCACCGTCCCCCTGCTCGAATACATGACCGAAGCTGACTGCTACCGGCAAGCACGCGACGAAATCTACGCCGCCTACCCACCACCCACCACCCTCGAACCCATCGACAGCGAAGTTGTGAACTTCGGTGGGGCATACCTGTACCGGTGGTCAGTGCTGTGACCCTCACAATTCACACCCAAATAGAGCAGGGCACTCCCGAATGGGATGCGGCAAGACGCGGCATCCTCACCGCATCCGTCATTGGACAGTTCATTACTCCGAAAACAGTCAAGGTCGCAGCGAACGACAAAACGCGCGCCAAGGCATACGAGCTCGTGGCCGAACGCATCAACGGGATCAGCGAAGACCGGTACGTGTCACGCGACATGGAGGAAGGCCACTTCATCGAACCGATCGCCCGCGACCTGTACAGCCAGCATTACGCGCCGGCAACAGAGGTCGGGTTCATGGTCCGTGACGACTGGGGATTCCGCATCGGCTACTCACCGGACGGAATCGTGGGCGATGACGGGCTGATCGAGATAAAGAAACGCCTCCCGAAGCTGCACCTCGAAACGATCCTCACCGACCAGATGCCGCCCGAACACATGGGCCAAGTACAAACCGGGCTACTTGTCAGCGGCCGTCAGTGGCTCGACTTCATCAGCTACTGCGGAGGGATGCCGCTGTACGTCAAACGCATCTACCCGGACCCGATCTGGCACGCAGCAATCGTCGAAGCCGCAACCGCATTCGAGGAATCAGCCGCCGACATGATCAGCCGCTATGACGCAGCCACCGCGG